AATACGGTCTGAAGGCTGCACGTCGTGCACCCCAGTTCTCCAAGCGCTGATTATATTTCAGATGCATTTTTACGGCTCTGCTTCGGCAGAGCCGTTTTTGCTGTCTGTTTTCCGGAGAACTGGGGGGCACGACTGCGCATCTCCGGCGGTTGCCCCGCAAGGGGCGAGCCGGAGGCGCTTATTGATCCTTGCTCAAGCATCGCGTGGCGTGCAGCGCACGCCCAGCGATGCACCCCAGTTCTCCAAGTGCAACGGCGACGACCGCAGCCAGCGGCTGAAACAGGGAGGAGCTGTTGGGGCCGCGGCCAGCAAGACACGAGCACCGCTCAAGGCGCGAAGTGGATGCTGGGAGCCGCAACCCGGAGGAACTTTTCCTACGGCTCTGCTTCGGCAGAGCCGTTTTTGCTGTCTGCGTTCCACAGAACGGAGCATACAACAAAGCGCCCCCACTCCGGTTTTGGAGCGGGGGCGCTTTGCTTGTGAGGTTTTACAGCCGGAAAGCTGTAAGCGGAATAGGAGATTGGGACATATCAGCCAGAGCGATCCGGCTCAGTCTGTCCGGCGGTGCAAAGCAGGGAGACACAGGTTTGTGAAAGGGGGGAAGCGCGGCTCAGTGCTTTGCGTTTTTGCCGGTCAGGCTGGCGAACGCGCCAGTGATCATCAGGGTCATGCCGCTGAGGGCCAGACCGATGGCGGCCAGCCAGTTCACGCCGGTCTGCGGCAGGGCATGTGCGTCCTGAACAGCGGGCAGAACGGGGGCATCGGGCAGCACCGGGGCGTCCGGCGTTGCATCCGGCTTTGCGTCCTGCACGGGCGGCAGCTCAGGAGTGCCGGGCAGTACGGGCGAGTCGGAGGTCTCATCCTCAATGATCTCGTCGCCGCCGTCACTGCCGTCATCACCGCCATCGTCGTCAGGGGTCTCCGGCGGGACGACAACGATCGTCTCGGTTTCGGAGATGGTGGTGTAGTTGTAGCCGATATGAGCCTTAGTGGTAGTCGTCTCGGCCTTGGAGAGAGCGGAAATCTGCAGAGCTTCCGGATCGGTGGACTTGTAGGTGTAGGAGAAGTCGCCTTCATCGTAGCTGCTTTCGCCCTTACCCTTGAAGATGTTGCGGATGATCTCCGTGAAGCTCTTGTAGGTGCCGCCTTCTGCGGTGCCATCTGCACCCACAATGCGGCGGGTATAAAAGGCACCGTAAGAGCCGGAATAATCCGCTTCATTCGATTGATCAGTCTTGACAGTGGTCGTGGTCTTCTGGCCGAGGGTCAGGATGTTGTTCTGGCCGCTGTCGCTCTTCGTGATGGTCGTGCCAACGGAGTAGTTGACGGCGTAGTTGCCCTGCACCTTGTCGTTGACCAGCTTCAGACCCTGAAGGCTCAGGCTGTAGTCGCCGGCATTTGTTCCGTTGTAAATGCTGCTGCCTGGTGTCCATCGCCGCTCTCCGTTTGTGCCGTTGACATAATTTTGCTTGTAAGCGGTGTTGGCGGAGGCGGTCATATAGCCGATGGCATTGAGCTCAGTGACCTTGGCATAGACTCTGTACTTAGTATTGCCGTACTTATCCTTGTACTTAACAACTGTGGCCTGATCATTGCCTTCGCTTCTCAGCTGGTTCCTCAGGGTATTAGCGACCGTCTCATTATCATACTCCTGCTTCAGGTCGTAAGCCACCTTGCCGGAGACCTTATAGAACCGCTTGCCGTCAAAGGCGTTCGTCTCAGTGCCATAGTTGTAGGTCAGCTTATCGTTGACATACTCGTAGCACTTTTTGTCATTATTCCAGACATAGCCCTTCTCCGTGGTGATCGTACTGCTCAGAGATGCGTCCTTGGGGTTGGGTTTGTGCATCTCTTTTTTATTCGTGTATGTCTCTCCATTCCACTTCTGATCAGGGTATTTGCTGAGGTCACACCAATTTGCGATGTCTTCCTTGTGGCCGTATGTGAACGTGAGGCCATCGCTGAGAAGCAGACCCTTCTCGACCTTGTCAGTGCCCTTTTCGTCAGTGATCTTGAAAGAAACATCGGCATCAAGACTGAGGCTGTCAAAGTGGGTCGGAGTATTATAACTCTCACCCTTGGTACCCTGCGAAATGTTCTCCCAGCCAAATTCCGGCCAGTAGGAGTCCATGGCGGGCTTTCCATTATTATTATCGGCACCACCGTCGGCATAGCCCTGCTGGATGTCGAGCAGGTTCCAGATGTCCTCACCCGACATATTGTAGTTGGTATCGTTGGAAACGAACGTTTTCGTGATGACCGATACGAGCTCTGTTTTCACGTTGGCAATATCAGTCACCACTTTGTCGAGACTCTCGTTATTGCCGTTCTTCAGAACATAGCCGGTCTTAGTGCGTACAATGGTATAGCTCTGCCCGTTTTTGCCGGTCAGCTTGAGCTGGTCACCCGTTCCAAGCTTGTTGACTCTCTGTTCGACCTCGTCAACAAGCTGCTCGATCGTCGTCTTGTTGACGCTGCCCTCACTGGTCTGGGTGACGGACAGCTTCCTCAGCAGACCAGTATAGTCGACCTTGACCGTGGTGTTGTCATCCGTTTTCCAGCTGGCAGTGCCGTCAGCGTTAAGAGTGATATCACAGTCCGTCGGCATATCTGCGCTATACTGCTTGCGCAGCAGCGCTTTGATCTTATCGGCATCGGTTTCCTTCGTGATATCCAGATCGGTGTCAGTAACGGTAATGACAGTGGTGGTGTTCGACGTCTTATCGGTCTTGGTGTAGGTACCATCCTCCGACTTCGTGAGGCCTTTATACGTTTTGCCGTTCACCGTGATGTCGTAAGTGATAGCGCCCTTCTCGTCCGTATTCTCAACGATCTGGTTATCAGTGTTTTCCTTGACCTCAGTGTCCTTTGCAGAGTCATCAGTCTTGATTTTGGTCGTAGTCTGCTTCCATGTGACAGAGGTCAGGCTGCCGCTGAAGACAAGACCCTTGATCTCATCATCGCTCAGACCTGCATTAAGGGCTTTTTGACGCAGGGCATCCTTTTCCGCTTCGGTCAGGTGGGCAGCGTCAACGGACGAATACGTAAACTCATAATTTGGTACTAATTCCAAGGGTTTGTTGCACGTTTGGTGCGATTTGTTGCAGACGTGTGCGTTTATGTGACGTTTGTGTTGCAGATGCATGGAATTACCATAGAAATTCCTCCCTTTCGTTCCTGTCTGGATTATACATGATTTGGGCGCGAAAATCATCAAAACCTGCGTGAATCGCCCTCGAACCTGCGTGAATCGCTCAAACGGACAGCAAAAAAGCCCCGGGAAGGGCCACTGCGCACCTCCCGGGGCTGCTGTGAAAGATGGTAAAAAAAGTAATACTTCCAATTTAAAAAGTATTACTTTTGCACCATTCGGGTGCCGGTTCACTCGCCTTTCTGCTTCAGGCGGGCGTATTCGGCGTCTGCCTGAATGGCGGCGGCGGTGAAGCTGTTGTTGTTCCACCAGCTCACCAGCGCGGCCACGGTGGTGATGCCGGCGGTGACCAGCTGCTCCACGGTCTGGCTCTCGATGGGCAGCACGGGCTTGCCGCAGGCGCTGAGTACCTGATTGGTCAGGGCCAGCAGCAGGCAGGCGGTGCGGGCGATGGTTGCGGCGGAGATTTTATGGATGTTCATGTCAGTTCCTCACTTTCTCGTTGTGTTCAAGGTCTGCGATGCGGTGGTTGGCCACCTTCATCTGTTCTTCTAAGATGGGTACGCGGCGGGCAAAATTGTTATGCTCGCGCACCTCGCGGGTCAGTTCTTCCAGCTTGGTGTCGGTCACGGCCTGACTGCGGCTGTTGGCGATCAGCACACCGATCAGGGTCACGGCACCGGCGATCACGGCGGACAGGATGCTTTCCACTGAGCTCACCTCCTCAGCCCGTCCACCGGCTCTTGACGGGGCGCACGTCCACATGCACCCAGCCCGCTGCCCGGCCCGCCTTTACCGGGTAGCGGCCAATGCCGCCGGTGCCAGGCAGCAGAGTCTCCGCGTAGGCGGCAAGCTGCTCCACCGGAACACCGGCCACCCGGATGTCGGCGGCTCTGCCGTAGCAGTGCTGGCTGTAAGGGGCACCGCCCACGGCCCTGTTGTGGGCGGCGGTGCGGTAGCCGCTGGTAATGACCACCGGCGCACCGAAGTGATCCCGGATGCTCTGCAGCAGCTGTACCAGCGCACTGTCCACGAAAAGCGGGTCGGAGCCGTCCCTGCAGGCAAATTCCCGCACCCGGAAGCTGCGGCTCAGCAGGGCATTGCCGTCCTTCCGGCGGGAATAGGCGTTAAGCATGGGCGTCCTCCTGCAGCAGGGCTGCCACCGCGTCCCGCAGCCGGGCGGGGACATCGTCCGGCGTTTTGAGCCCCTTGCGGATCAGGGCCGCATAGATCTTTGCCATCAGGCATCACTCCTTTCGTACAGTTCACACAGGGCAAGCTGCAGGTCGGTCAGCTGCTGCATCAGGTCGGCCACCGTCTCCGGAAGCTTTTCCCGCTCCTGCTGCTTCTTGCGCGCTTCTTCCTGCGCAGCCAGCTCTTCGGCGGTGTAGCGGATATACCTTTTAATGGGCAGCTGCTCGGTCCACGCGGGCCTTGCCGGTACGCCCGGCACATCCACCACCCGCTGCACGTCCTTGCCGCCGCCGGGATATTCGGCCACCGTCTCGTAGTGGGCCACCTCGGCCACGGCCTCCTGCGCCGGGTGCTCCAGCGGCTGGGTGTCATCGGTCAGATACCCAAGGGTCAGGTCCGGGTTTTCCACGACCGCGCCGGTCTCGTCAATGATCTTCATGGTTCAAAACCTCCTTTCTCAGGCCACGCGGTGCCAGATGTGCACATAGTAGGCGGCGGGCTGCACGGTGCTGCTGCGGCCATAAATGGCGTTGGACTTGGACGCGTCAAAAGATATATTGCCATAATTTCCGCTAGACCCGTTCTCGAGTGACCTGCCTATGCCTTTGACAGAAAACGCACCGCTGCCAGATGGATAAGCATAAAAGCTGCCCATTACATCAGATAACGTGCCCGTGATGTTGGGCAGACCGGCTTTCACTGTGGTGCCGGCCGCGTGGGTGCTGGATGCACCCATCAGTACCCGCTCGGACGCGATCTCCTCCCAGCTGCCGCCGAACAGTGCGGCGGGGCTGGTGGGGTCGGTGCTCTGGTAGATGCTGCCAACGGGGTAGTAGCCAAGCTTATCGGCGGCTTCCCCTTTCAGTGCGTCGATGACAGCTCGAAACTGCTGCACCAAAGTGCCGGTGGGGATTCCATTCACGCCGTCCCGCATGACGCCGCAGATGGCCTCATCCGCGCGGGTGTCGGTGATGTCGGCGGCGGTGACGGAAGTGCTGCCTGCGGGGCGTCTGATCTCGGCAAGGCAGAGGTCATAGACCAGCTCGGTGCGGGAAATTTCCGGGGCCGCAGGGGCAGCGGAGTCCGGCGTGCCGTCCAGCACCTGCAGGCTGGTCTTTTTGGCGGCGGCGTCGTAGCGCAGCACGATGCGGTCAATGCGGCTGCGCACAGGGTCCGCTTCGGTGAGCACTACGGTGGTGGGCTGCTCCATGATGATGCTGCGGCCCTTGAACCGCGCCGGGCGCACCCATGCCTGACCGGCGCTCACCTGTACGCTCAGGCCGCCCTGTGCCGTGACAGAGAAATCCTCCTCGGCGCTGTACACGCCGCTCAAGCGGGTGGAGAGAAAGCCCGAAGCATCGTCGGCGTCGTAGGTGATGCCGTTTTCGGGGTAAGTAATGATATCAGCCATAAGGTCCTCCTTAGGTCTTGTGCCATGTGGGCGTGCCCAGCCGGATGGTGCGGGTGGTGCCGCTGTCCTCGCTCTGGGTGATGATGTCGGCTACCCGCACCATGGCGGTGTAGCCCAGCTGGGGCAGGCTTGCGCTCAACACATCGCCCACCTGCAGGGTGTCGTCGTCCACGTCAAACTCGATACTGCCGGTACGCAGCTGGGCCAGCAGCTTTTCGCCGCCCCGGTCAGCCAGCTTTTTCAGATAGCTCTGGCTTGTGCTGGTCTCGCCGTCCTCCGGCTGCACGTCCCGGGCGTCGATGTACATTTCTCGCCGGTCGGAGCCGGTGGCGTTTACATCCCCCACCCAGACGGTGGCGCGGCTGCTGCCTTCGCCTGCGCCCTGCACAAGAGCGACGTTGGCGTAATCGGTGTCGGCAAAGCTCCACCCGGCATTCAGCAGATTGCCCCACTGGGGGCTGTAGCGGCGGTTCGGGTCGAAGGTGGGCCGGAAGCACTCGAAGAGCAGGCGCTTGCTGCTGCCTTTGCCGTCCAGCACGATGCGGAACCCAAGATCACAGGCCTGCCCGATGGTCTGGCAGTAGTCGAACACCGTGCCGCCGGAGGTCTGCTTGGCAAAGACCGTGTCAAAGCCGTACTCGGTGCCCAGCTCAAGGCGGGGCCACGGCTTAGCGGCGCTCACAAGGCTGCGCATGGCGGCTTCGGCGTTCTGGTTCTTGATGCTCACCGCAGACACCCGCTTAGTCAGCAGCCACGTTGCCGGGTAGCCGCTCACGACCAAATTCGCGTCCTCGTTCTGGTTGGTGCGGGAGCAGATGCGCATGGGGATGCGGGGGTTCTCGTCGCTGCGCACCAGCCAGCGCCCTTCCTGCAAAAGCTGTAAATTCTCGGCGGTGGGCCGCACCTCAAGGGTAAAACTGCCCTCGGAGTAATAGGGGCTGTCCCAGTAGAGGGAGTGCCATACTTTTACCCAGCCCACGCGGGCAAGGGTGTCTGCGTCCAAAACGTCTATTCTCATAGCGGTTCGGGCAGGATGCCCGCCTCCATCGGGTAAAAGCTGACGGAGGCCTGCAGGTAGCCGGAGCCGTTCTCGGCCTGCATACTCAGCACGTTATCGCCGGGCTGCAATTCGGTGAGGGTGCTGTCCTCGTCCAGCTTTGCAAAGATGTTTTCGGTCACGCCTGCCCGGGTCAGGGTGCAGGCCAGCCGGTCGGAGGTGGAACGGTAAATTTCCAGCGTTTCGCCCGGCTGCAGGGTTAGGTCAAAGCCGATGAAGGCCCCGGTCTGCAGATCCACCACCTTGGGATGCGTCACCGGCATGTCGCACCGCAGGGTGGCCGTGAAGGGCACCGGCAGGCTGCCCTCGTTACGCAGCACTGCCGCCGTGCCGTCCCGCTTGATGCCGTAGATGTGGCTGTCGTAGCAGACAGGAAAGCGGAAGGCAGGCTCGTACCCGCCCAGCACGCTGCTGACGGCGTTCAGATCGTACCAATAGGGTTTCTCGCTGTAGAGCATCAGCTCACAGCGCGGGTCCGGCGTGTAGCTGGAAAAATAAGGCAGTTTTTGCAGCACGAAGCGGGTGAAATAGTGGTCGCCAAAATAGAGGGTGCCTTTGGTGAAGTAGGGCAGCTTTTTGGTAAAAGCTCTTGCACGGGTCAACGCATCCCTGCCCCAGAACACGACCGACAGGGTGCGGGACACGCCGGAGACGCTCTGCCCCTCCACGGTTGCCCCGACCTGATTGATGCCCTGCGCGGTCTGCAGGTCCACGTCGATGCCGTTGAGCGGGTCGAGAACGTAAGGGGCGTCGTAGTCCCAGCCCAGATGCAGGACGGCACCGGCGTCGGTGACGATCTTGAGATGATCCTTAAAAAGCACGGAGTCCTCCTTTCATCGTTTGCGGGCCTTGGCCTTGTCGGCCTCCCAGCGGGTCTCGCGGGCAAGGTCGGCGGCGGTCTGAGCCTTGCTCTGGATGTACTGATTGATGGTGGTGTCGCCCTCCCGGTGGTAGCTGCGGGCGGCGGACACCACCTGTGCGGTGCCGGAAGCCGCCACGGTGGAGCCGAGGCGCATGTTGTCGGAAAGCACCAGCGCCCCCGCCTGCCGGATCATATCGGCAAGGGCAGAGTTGGTCTTTTCCAGCGCTTTTGTGTTGGCGGTGATGGCATCCTCCAAACTGCCGGTGCCGGTGGTGATGTCCACGCTGCCCATGCTGCCGGAGCCGGAGGACCCGCCCGAAGAGCCGCCGCCGGATACTCCGCTGCTTTTTTTACTGCCGCCCAGACGGGAACAGATGGCCGCAATGGCAATGCCCAGCGCAACGGCGGCTGCGGCCACCACAAGGCCCATCGGGATGCCAAAAACGGTAGCGCTCAGGGCGGCGGAGATGGCGGCCAGCAGGCCCTCAAAGGCTGCACCGACCGCGCCGACGAGGGACGCCACGCCCGCAAAAATGGCGGGGAAGCTGGACAGCAGACCGCCGCTCAGGCCCTGACTGATGGCGAGGGCCGCAGCGCTTAGCGGCCCCTGCAGGCCCTGAAAGACCGACACGAGGGTGGAGCCGAGGCCCTGCGCCTGCTGCCAGACCTCAGAGAAGTCGCCGGTCAGACCGTTCACGATCTGCCCGCCCAGATCAATTGCACCCTGTACCAGCTGGTCGCGGGCCCCGCCCAGCGCCTTATTGAGCTTGCCCACGATGCCGAGGGCGAAGGACTGCACCTGCTGCTTCTGGTCGGCGGTCAGGCCGCTGTAGATGGTGCTTGCGACCCACTTGCCGATGCTCAGCCAGTCCTGATTCTTGACGGCGGTGTACAGGTCATCGAAGGTGCCCAGCACGCCGGTGTCTGCCTCGGTCTGCAGCTCCTTCCACAGGCCGTCGAAGGTGTCCGCGCTGGATTTTTTGATCTGCTCGGCCACCTGCACGGTGCCGTCAGCGGCGAGGGTCTTGACCCGCTCGATGGTCACGAGGGCACCGTCCACCACGTCGTCGTAGGTCTCGGTGATGACCTGCTTCTGGGTCTGGGTGCCGTCGGTCAGGGTCTCGGTGACGGTCTGGGTGGTGGTCTTGACCCCGTCTGCCAGCGTCTCGAAGGTTGAGGTGACCGTCTTGGCGGTCTCCCGCACCGTCTCCATGGTCTGCTTGATGGTCTTGGTGCCGTCCGCAGCAACCTCTGTGATGGTCTTGACATCTTTCAGCACGCCGTCCACCATCTGCCGGGAAGTCTCGGTGATGGTCTGTTTCTGCTGCTGTTTGCCGTTGGAAAGGGTCTCGTTGACCGTTTCCACCGTGCGGGTGATGCCGTCTTTCACGGTAGTGGTCGTGTCGGAGATGGACTTGACTACGGACGCGGTGACGGCTTTGGTGCTGGCGCTGGCCTTTTTGCCGGAGGTGCTGACGGCAGATGCGGCTTTGCCTGCGGACTGGGAGATGGTCTCGGCGGAGGCCTTGGCGGCAGCGGCTTCCTCCTGTGCCTGCTTCACGCGCTCGGCATGGAGCTTTCCGCGCTCCTGTGCGGCCTTATCCAGCTTGGAACGGTTATAGTTGTCCATGTAGCCGTTGTAGGCGGCATTGTAGGCGTCCTGTGCCGCACCGACACCGTTTTTCAGGTTTGCCAGTGCAGCCGCCGCGCCCCTGATTTTGGCGACCAGCTCATTGATCCAGTCCACCACCGTGCCGATGGCGTTCTGTGCGATCTTTTTCACAGACGCAAATGCGGAGTTGACGGCATTGCGGAAGGTCTCGCTGGTCTTGTAGGCCGTCACGAGGCCTGCCGCCAGAGCCGCCAGCGCCGCCACTACAAGACCGATGGGGTTCGCCTTGAGAACCGCGTTCAAACCTGCCTGCGCGACTGCAAGACCGGTCGCCCCGGCTTCGGCGGCTTTGTGAGCAGCGGTCATGGCCGTGGTCGCAGCTGTGTGGATCACCTCAACGGCAGTGGTGGCGGCGAGATATCCCTTGTAGGTCAGAAACGCCGTTCCGGCAGCGGCCACAACAGCCGTCGCAATGCCGATGGTCTCCTTGAGCCGGGCCATCTTCTCGTCGCTGTCGAGGAAGGAGACCACCACCTCGTTCAGCTTGACAACCAAATCACCCAGAGCCGCAAACAGGCCGCTGGTCAGCTCACCGGTCAGGGCGCTGACATTATCCTTCAGGGTGGACATGCGCCCGCTGAAGGTCTGGCTGGCTTCCAGCATACCGTTGTAGAACTGCCCGCCCTGGCTGGTGGCGGCTTCCACAGCCGCTTCCAGCTCGCTGAAGCTGACCTTGCCATCCGAAATGCGCTTGTACAGGTCGGACATGCTCTCGCCGGTGGCGTCGCAGATCTGGTTCAGCGGGTTGAAGCCCGCGTCGATCATCATGTTGACGTTTTCCAGCGTGACCTTCTGGGCGCTGGACATCTTGCCGTAGGCGCGGGTCAGGGTCTGCAGCTTCTCGGCGTTGCCCAGCGAGATATCGCCCAGCCGCTGCAGCACGCCGGTGGTGTCGTCTGCCGCAATGCCGAACTGCAAAAGGGTCTGGGTGCCGCTGGTCAGGTCGTCCAGCGAGAAAGGCGTGGACGCCGCCATTTTGCGGATCTCGGAAAGCTTTGTGGCGGCGGCCTCCTCGCTGCCCAGCATGACCTTGAAGTTGGTCAGGTAGCTTTCCATGGTGGCGTTGTAGTCCACGCCGCTCTTGACCACCTCGGCCAGTTTGGACGAAGCCTGTTTTGCAAAGTCCGCGATCATCTGCCCGGCGGCTACCGTCCACTTGCTGGTGCTTTTTTCGGCCGGGTCGCTGTTCAGCCTTACTTCGCCGGTGATGCTGAAATCTGCCACTGTGTCCACCTCTCATTCGGAGCGCGGGCACAAGGGCACAGGCTGTTATAACTTGATCTCTACCTCCCGCTTACAGGCGGGATTTTTGCATTTGACCCACACACCGGCAGCTGTGGCGTGCGGCTCTGCCCACACCGGCAGCGCCCGGCCGCAGTAGGGGCAGGGCACCGGGGCGCGGCTAATGCCGGAACCGTGCGAGGAACGCGGCATCGTGCTCTTCGACCGAAACGACACGGGCGGCACCCCCTCTCAGCTCAGCAGGCAGGGCAAAGCGCTCCTGAAGGTCGGCGTAGCGGTCGCGCATACTGCCCTCGTACTCGGACAGGTCCATGGTGCGCCAGCTCATGATCTTTGCCATGAGGGTATCCTCCGGCAGGGCCGCGAACAGAGCCCGGAAGCGGAACCAGTGCACCCGCTCCCGGGTCAGGTCGATGCCGTAGGCCTGCTGGAACGCCGCCACGATGTAACCGGCATCACACTGGTAGTCGAAGGCAAGACCGGAAGATGGCGCGGTACTGCTTTCAGCTGCGGCGCTTTCGCCTGCTTTTTCGCCCGCCTTATAAAACTCGATCATGTACCCGTAGGCGTCGATGATCTTCTGAGGGTCGTTCAGAAAACAGTGTGGGTCTTTGTAAAAACGCCAGAGGGCGCTGACCGCAAAACCGATGGGATCATCTCCTGTCTTGCCGCGCACATAGGTGTTGACCAGCCAGACCATGGGCCGGAAATCCGGGATGATCTCGTGTCCGTGCCACCGGGTGGGCAACTCGTCCAGCAGCAGGTCAGACATGGCGCTCGGATGCCAGCTGCAGAGCGTACTCTGCCAGCTGCTGCATGGCGTCAGGGTCGTCCCGCAGGGCATTCACAGCCTGCCGGGCATCGATCAGCTGGTCGGTCTTGCGGCGGGTCCCGGCTTCCGTGTCCGGCCAGAAAGTGTTGGTCTGGGTGATAGGCTGGCGGTTTGCCACCTGCGGGTGGAAACCCTCGCTGCGGGACACGGGTTTCTGCTTGCGCTGCTGCTTTGCCGCTGCGCGGCGCTGCTCGCGGTTCATGGGCTGGGCAGGCTTTGCGGCATAGCGCTGCTTCTCGGCGGCAAAGGCATTGCCCAGTTCCTCGATCACGTCATAGATGGGGGCCATGTTGTTTTCATCCAGACCCAGACGGGCGGATGCACCTGCACCGAGGATCTCGTCGATGCAGTCCATGGCAATGCGTGCCTGTGCACGTGCATGGTCGCCCAGACGGACGCCGCCGCGCCGGAACTGCTCCGACTCCTTGGCGCTCCGGCGCTGCATCCGCTCGTTGGCATCCTCAAAGCGGTCAAGGTCGTTGGCGTTCATCAGGGAAAATTCAAATTCCTGTCCACAAATAACCATGTTCTGGCTCCTTTCATTGGGCCGTGCCCCGGTTCTGCCCCGGAGGAATAAGCTTTGTTCACGGCATATAAAATCCCCGTTCCGGGTATGGAGCGGGGACTGTGTTTGAAAAAAATCAGCCCTTGACGGCCTTTGCAGGCGCAGCGGACTGGGTGGCGGGGTTGTAGTCAAACTCGTCCGGCGTGCCGATGGCCTTCACGTCGCAGGCAAAGGTGGCCTTGGAACCGGCTGCACCGCCCACGTCGCTGGTGACGATGATTGCAGCACTGCCTTTCTCGCCCTTGCCGGTGCGCAGGCTGAAATAGATGTACGGCACAATGATATCGCTGCCGGTACCGTACACGATCTTGTGGCTCAGCACAAAATCCTGAAAAGCATCGCCCACGCAGCGGTCGCCGTTGACGGCAAGGGTGCGCTGGGTGCCGGTTTTTTCGGTAACGTTGCCGGTGCGGATGTACTGGGCATCCTCGGTGGTGGCGTTCAGGGAGCCGGAATGCTCCTTCACATGGTCGGCGCAGACGATCCACTGGCTTTCCTTGGTCTGGGTGCTCTCGATCTGGAACGCCAGCACAAAATCGTTCGCCGTCTCAATGCCGGTGTAGCTGGCGCTGGGCGTCAGGCCGGACTTGGTAATGGCTTCGGATACGGTCATATCAAAACTCCTTTCATTTTGGCATGTAGTAGGTCAGGCGCATTTGCAGCTGCATCTTACAGCTGCCCGCGCTGTTTGTGACGATGTAGCCGCTGTTTGTCACGGCAATGCCGGTGGGCATCTTGCCCCCGCCGCAGGCCGAGAGGTCGGGCAGGTTGTGCCGGGCATCCTGCCGCATGACCCACTCGGTGAGCTGCTCGAAAAAGCCGCTGTTCTGGATGCTGACGGCATCCACCTCACTGTACTCCCGGCGGCTGAGGAAGAGGTAATTCTTCGCCATTTCCCAGCCGGAGATGTACTCTGTGATGATGGGATCACCGGGGCTGTCCTCGATGGAAAAGGCGGTGGATTCTTCTTCCAGCCCGGCAATGCGAAAGGCCGCACCGGTGGCTTCCTGCTCGTTGGCGATCAGCGGGCAGGTCTTGAGCCATGCCCGCAGGGCGGCAATGGTGGGCTTTACGGTTTCGCTCATTTGCTTCCTCCCAGAAACTGCTTTGCGGCATCATGGGCGAACTTTTCAAGCTCGTCCTTGTGGTCGGCAATGGCCCGCTGGCCCCAGTAGGAGCCGCGCAGGCCGTTCTCACCATGCAGACCCTTGCCCTGTTCGTGCAGGTAATACTGCCTGCGGGCATAGGGCGTATTGTACACCAGCAGACCTTCCTTGAAGTCGGATGCCTGATTCACGCTGTTCTTCAGCGTGCCGGTGTCAAAGGGCACATAGGGGTCTACCGTTGCCGCCACTTTCTGTGAAAAGGCAAACTGCAGCTTTGCGAACCGCACATCCATGTCGGCCTGAAAGCCGGGCCGGAACGTGATCTTGAAATCAAAAACCGGTGCGCTCATGGTGTCAGCTCCCTTCCACGTGCCAGTGGGGCAGCAGCGGCTCCCGGTTATCCGAGACAGCCGCCGCCGTACAGCACAGGTGCGTTTTTTCGAGTTTGGCGTACTCGGCTTCGGTCAAGGCAGGCACCGCGCCCTGCACCAGCTTCCAGCCGCGTTTCAGGGTCCAGTGCTTGGCCTTTTCCGCCGCAGACAGCGCCGCCCACTGGGCATAGGGCAGGTAGCCCGCCGTACACACGCTGGCAGGGATGCGGATGTGGGTGGTGCGCTCCGGGTCCTTGGCGGTGCCGGAGCCGGAGGTGGAGCGGCATTCCCGCCAGCTGCACCCCGGGAACACCCAGCACACCGGCCTGTCCGTCTCGGTGGCGGTGTCGTGGATGAGGTTCACCACAGTAACGGCTGTCTGCATCACAAAATCCCCCTGTACAGCAGATCGTGCGGGTCACTGCCCAGCGCGGTGCGGATGATCTCATAGGCTTCCAGCCGGGCGGCGGCGGTCACACTGGCATTGCTGCCAAAGGTGACGCTGTAGCCGTCGTTGGAGACGCTGGCAGCACCCGGCACAGCACCCGCCGCAGATGCAGCGGCCAGCAGGCCGACGATCTGGGTGCAGGCGTCCGCCAGCGCTTCCCCGCAGGCCTCGCACCCGGCGGCGTGGCTCTCGGCCCGGCCAAAGGTGGCGGCGTCGATCATGCGGGAAGCCCGGCTGCACAGCACACCGAAGGCGGCTTCCGGCACCGTGCCGCCTGCCGCCGTGTACTGGTCATAGGTGCAGTAGAGCATGGGGCAGACCTCCTCAGGCGTGGCTCTTGACGAGGACAGTCTGGGCCTTGGTGACCTTGTGGGCGTAGATCTTGCGGCCCTGCACAGCACAGGCACCGATAAAGGTGCCGCTGCCCTTCAGATCGTTCACGGCTACCGGCTCGCTCCACTCCTCGATGCGGGTGAACCAGTTGGGGTGGCCCGCGATAAAGTCCACCTTCTCGCCGAGGGTGGTATCCTCAAAGACGGTAAAGCCTGCCACGCGGCCCACCGCGCCGGTCTGCACCACGGCGTCGCCCAGAGCAGACGCCTTGATGAACTCCGGGCTCTTCAGCAGCAGGGCATAGGTCTCAGGGGAGACCAGCAGCCAACGGCCATCCGTGGGCACATGGGTCTCGGACAGCTTGGTGCGGGCGTCCACGATGGTGTCATAGATGTTGGCCTTGGTCAGGGCAGCAGTGCTGTCCATGGCGGTGCCACCGGTTACCAGCTCGGCAGAAGCGTCGGTCTCCATCTGCAGGGCCAGCGAGTAACCGGCGCTGTCCAGACGGTCGGCCACCAGATGGCCGGGCACGCTCTCGGCGTCAAAGCCGTCGATCAGCTCGTTCACAGCCTTGTCCTTGTCGATGTTCACGGTCAGGAAGCTGGTGTCGCCGTGGGTCATAGCGGTGCCGGTCTTCTTGTTGTAGTCGGCCACCGTCACCTCGGTGTCGCGGACAGGCACCTTGACAGCACCGGCCTTGGGGCTGCCTTCGTAACGGTTGTTGCAGATGACGCCGACGCGCTTCACGATGGTGGCGCGCAGCTTTGCATCTACCAGCTCAGAATAACGCTCTCTTGCAATATGGGGCATGAAAAATCATCCTTTCCTTAAATTTTGATGTTGGGGTTCATGGCTTTGAAGGACGCTTCCACCGGGTCCACATCGTCCTCGCCGTGCATCGGGTCGCCGTGCTCAGCACCGGTGGAGTAGGTGCCCGCGTTCTTCTTTTCTCCGTCCTGCACATCGCCAAAGGCCCACGGATTCGCTTTGGCGGCATCGTCCAGCGCCTTGGCAATGTCGGTGCTGCGGTCGGCAGAGCCCTTCAGGGTGTCCAGATCCAGCAAAGCACGCACCGCCTTGACGCTGCGGCCCTTCTTGCTCATGATGGCGGCATTCAGGGCGTTATCGAAGGCAAAGCCCTCGGCCTGCGCCTTCATGTCGGCCTTCAGCTTGGTGACCTGCTCCTGCAGGCCTGCCACGTCCACGCCGTCAAAGGCTTTCAGGCCGTCCTGTGCGGTCTTGAGCTGGGCGTTTGCGTTGTCCAGCTGGGTCTGCAGGGCGGTGGCTGCAGACTTCTCCCGGTTGATGTCTGCGCCGTTCTCCTGCATGATCCAGTTCAGCTGTTCGTCAGTGATGCCGGGGATCTTGTTCTTCACGTCTTCACGTTTCATGGGTGGAAACTCCTTTCGTGTGTGAGACCTCAGTTTTTTACACTGTTCTCTGTCAGTATTCGGTCTTGGGCGGGGTACGCGCCGCCCGCCGCATGGCACCGTTTGCAGGGATCGAACCTGCCGCTTCCGGTTTTGGAGACCGGTGCTCTGCCAACATGAGCTAAAACGGCATGAAAAAAGCACTGGGCAAATTTTGCACAGTGCTTAAAAATGGGCAAAAGAAAACCACGGTGCGTGTGCATCGTGGTTAAAAGGCCTATTAACAGGAACGGGGAACGGCATCTGAACCGTTCCCCATCGATTGGCATTTGGCAGGCGTACCATCCTCCTGCATCTCTCAGGGCACAGCCCTTGTCATTACCAGCGGCGTGTGGTCGGTACGAAATCTACCACCTCAAATGCCTTTCTTATCCTATGCTTATTATAGCATTTTTATTTTGCCTTGTAAAGAATTTCTTTGTTGTGGATAAGTCGTTCCCATTCTTTTTGGCGGATCTTCAAAAAAGTGATAATGGAATTTTTGTAATGTGCGGGATCCTGCGATGCTGCAAGCCGAAGTGCAACGCGGAAGTGCTCGCCGGTTTCACCAACGGTAATTTCTTTCAAAAGCATACCGGTTTGCGGGCGGGGGTCTCGGATGATGTAATCAGGATTTTGGACAATTTCAGCCAGATAGGCACTGAACCGTTCATAATCATCAGGGTGGCGCTCTTGGATGTGTTGAATGCGCTCATCGGTAATAATGACCTCATCGGTTCGGATATCTTCCGTTATGACTTTATATAGCTCTTTGTCCAGCTTACATACGAAATTCACGTCCGGGTTCACACCAATCTTATTTGATGCGTCCAGTATAGCACTTGCGGCCTGATTTGTATAGGTTTTCCGCGCCTTTGCGCTTGCCTTACTGCCCTCGCTCCTGCCAAACTTCGGCACGCTGGTGCGGGCACTGTCCACTCTGCCGCCGGTGGCCTGTGTGAAGTCGGCAAGGCTCTGGCGGGCTGCTCTCAGGCGCACAGCGCTGTCAGTGGTGTCCAGCCCGGCAGCATCCTCGGCCAGATACCGCTTTTTCCAGCGGCGGACGTTCCGCTCCCGGGCACGCTGCATCTGGGATATCTCGTAGGCGGTGTACTTTTTGCCGTTCCACTCGATGTTCCGGGCGTTCAGCTCCCGCAGCTGCTCCTGCGTCCATTGGGGCGGGTCGCCCAGCTCCGGGAACACCGCGAAAAAGGTGTGGCGGCAGTTCCAGCCGCAAAGGCCTGCACCGGTACCATAGCCGGTAGCGGCTTCAAAATCCGGGTAGTGTCTGCCCTTGTAGTCCACCGCACCACCGCGATGGAAGCGCCGTCCCTGCCATTCTGCATGAGAAGGACGGGCACCGCCGTGGGCGGTCGTCTCCACAAATTCGCAGCCCATTTCGTCCATGCGGGCCACCTGCAGCTTGCCAGTCGTCTGGTTCACGCCAGTCAGGATGGCACGCCGTGCGGCCACCTCGATGCTGTCGGTGTGGCCGCTGGGATAGGTGACCATGGGCATGTCGTCTGCAAGGCTGTCCACGGCCTGTTTGACGGCGGTTTTGTAGTCGAAGGCACCGGTGCCCACTTTGAGCCATGCAGCGTCCAGTGTGCGTTCAAAGGCCCCTGTGACGGTGTTTGCCGTGGTGGCGGTCAGGTTCTGCCATGTGCCGCAGGTCTGCCGCGCGCCGGCATCCAGCAGGTTGTTCAGGGCGGCGCTCTCTTCAAAGGGCGTCGGCTCCATATCGTAGTGGTAGTAGATGGCGTCCTCCCGCTCCATGGCTTCGGTGGCGGCCTGCAAAAGCAGCTTGCGGATGGCCGTTTCGCTCTTGCCGGTGTACTTCGCCAGCAGCTTCACCACGTCGTTGCGCACCGCTTCGGTCTGCTGGTAGCGCCACAGCTGCCAGTTAGCGGTGGGGGTCACGGCGTCCATCTTGCCGATGCGCCGGGCAACGTCCTGTAAGATCTCGTCCTCGACCTGCTGCCAGAGCTGCACAAAGGCATCCGGCATCTGGTCGAGGTAAGACGGCGGCAGCATCAGGCACCCCCGAAGGTGATCTGCTCTTCGGACTGGCTGTCTGCCTTGGCTTCTGCTGTCCACTGGTGGGCTTCCTCCTCGCTCAGGCTGTACCGGGCGGAGAGGTACCGGCAGCGGGGCACAAGGCCCGCAATGGCGTCCTCCCGCAGCTGGCTGGTGCGCTCGGCCTCGCTGACGATGTAGCTGTCATCCCAGTTGACCGAGATGCTGGTCTCCGGGTCCACCGGCGCGCCCAGCAGGTTCTTCGCCGCCCACAGCATGGCACGCAGGATGCCGATCAGTGCCGTCTCGATGGGGATCTGGTTCTTGTTGGCGTTCTGCACCAGATCCTGACGGCTGCCGGTGTACTCGGTGGCGGTGGTCACGGTGCCCTGATCGAACTTATAGCGGTGGCAGCCCAGTTTGCACTTGAAGCTCATCATGTCCAGCGCGTCCTGCACCGCCTGATGGTTGGAAGCGGTGCGCAGGTCGGGGTTATACTCCCGCCATGCAGCGGGCTGGTCGATGCCGCCTTCCGGCGTGGGAAGCTCGTAGAAGACCTGCCGGTGGACGGCATCCGGCGGCACGGCGTGCTCGGTGCCTTTCTTGTCCACCCACTTGCGGCACAGGGAGCGGTCATAGAAGATCTTCTTGCCGCCAAGGTAAAGGTCCTGCCGGTAATTGTCAAAGGCAAGGTCTACGCCCTGCGCGGCGTCCAGAGCTTCCGCGAACACGGCCATGCCCAGACCCGTACCGCCGTCGATGTTCTTCTCGGCGGCAGGGGAAAACAGGCTGAACCACGGCGGGGAGCCCTCCGGCTGCAATTCAGTCACCGTACCTACAGGCGCTTTGCGCGGCGTGAACACCGGTGCACCGTCCTGACCCTGACCGATCTCAAACCATTCGTTGGTGATGGTGTACCCGCCGTCCCTGACCGTGTGGGTCTGCAGATAGGCGCAGGGCCTGCCGTCTATCAGACATTCCGATACAAATGCGGCTTCGGTCACGACGCCGCGCTCCACGCTGATGGGCAGGATGCAGGATGCCGGGTCGTAGTCCAGTACGATGCGGGCATCCGGGTCTGCTTCCAGCTGGCCGTCTGTGCCCTTGATGCCCTCCACGCTCAGCACGAAAGCGCCGGTGCCGGACCAGTAGGCTTTCTCCACCAGCTTGTTGGCGTTCTCCCAGAAATGCAGCTGCCGCAAAAGACCGCCGGTCTGCTGTTCATCGCTGCCCAGCAGGTAGGCGGCAGTGGCTGCGTCGCCGATCTGGAAGGTGGTCTTGTCGTTGAGCAGCAGATTTGCCCAGTCCTCGCACACGCGCTTGGGCATCCGCAGGGACGCCCGGCGGCGCTTGTGTTCGCCGTCCTCCCGCGTGATCTTGATATTATGCACGCTGGGTACATAGCCCTGCCACCACTGCCGCCATTTTTCAATTTTGGCATAATAGGAGGCGTCGATCTGCAGGCGCTTGGTTTTGTTCAGGTATTCAATAAAAGCGGCAACGTTCATCTTGCAGTCAGTCTCCTGTAATCGCGTTCGATGGTGTACTCGAAGGCATCGAGGGTGTCAATGTCGGTGGTGCCGTCGTCCAGACGTTCATCCACGCCGGGGTGCTTCTGGCTCCACAGGGCGCTGGCAAGGGCGTCCCGCAGGGTGGCAGCTTCCGGCATATACCAAAAGCGCCCGCCGCCCATCAGGATGGACGTCAGGCGGATGCGGTCGATGATCTGGATCTTGGCGGAGTTGTTGACCCGGTCGGCCAGCCAGCTCAGGCGGGAGGCACGCAGCCGGGTGCGGATGTGGTTGATGAGGGTCTGCTCGGCGCTGTCGCAGAAAAGATAGTGGATCTCGCCGTACCGCGCAAACACGGCGGTGCAGAAATCGATCAGCTGCGCGGCAAGGTAGTCAGCGTCCTGATCCTTCGGGTCGATGCAGGCGGATGCCAGACCCACGACCCCCGCGTAGTAGGGCAGGATGCCGGTGGCCACGAATGCGTGCCGGGAGCCATTGCCGCCAAAGTCCACCCCGATGTGGATGCGCCACGGGCGGCAGGGGTTGGCTGCGGGCCAGAGGAAACGCCCATCCCCGGCGGCAATGCTGTCCGCAAAGGGCCGGTAGATGATGCCGCCCGCTGCGGCCCACTGGCCGAGGATGAAGCGGTTATAGTAGACCGTGCCCGCGTACTCCTTTTTCAGCTGAGCCACGAACTCCGGCGGCAGAGTGGGGTTGTCGTCGATGGTGTAGGCCTGACAGTAGATGTCCGCGTCGCTGTCCAGAAACTGCTTGAACCAGTGCTGAGGATTATCCGGGTTGCAGGTGCCGTCAAAATGGCTGTGCGGACAGGACAGACGGCTTTTCAGCATCTGAAATACACCTTCGTCCCATGTGGTGATCTCGTCCCCATAGGCGTACTCGAAGGCCGCGCCCTGAATACGGGCAATGTGCTTTTTGTTATCGGCACCCAGCACGTACACCTTGCGGCCGAACAGCTGCACGATGTTGCCGGACGCCGAGGTGCGCACCACGCCCACAAGCTCCGGGCCCCAGAGGGCCCGCATGGGCTCCAGCACGTTGCGTTCCAGCGTGCCGAGGGTGTTGCCCAGCATGACGCAAAGGCCCTCGTCCCGGGCCGCGCAGATGCGCTTGGGGATGGTAACAGCGCAGTCCAGATAGGTCTTGCCGGAGCGGGTGGCCCCAGTCTTGACGTTCCAGCGGTGGGAGCAATTGCGAAGGAACTCCTGCTGAAACTCAGTCAATGGCACTGTCTACACCTCCCAGCAGCTTGCGGGCCGCTTCCAGTGCATCCGCCGCCGGGTCCTCCTGCACGGTCTCCTCGCCCAGCATCTTCAGCAGTACGCCTGCCGCCCGGGCATCACCGCGCTTGGCGGCTTCAGTAATGCCCATGACCACCGACATCTGATTGTCGATGTCCTCATTGTCCACCGCATCCCGCAGCAGGGCATTCACCCGGCGGCGGTCGGTCTCCGGCAGGCTGAGATAGTAGTCGGCGGCTTCTTTCATGCTGCGCTTGCGGCGGCGGGCCGCACCGGAAGCAATGCCGCCCTTCTGGGCGATCTGTCTCTGTTCGCTCTCCGTTCGTTCGTTGAACGGGATGAGATTTTCTTCGTTGGCCACGTCACCACCTCTCTTGCCGTAAAATCAAAAAGCCGCCCGGATGGACGGCTTGGAATATTCAAAAAACGCCCGGCTGATGCATTCAGGCTGTTGGTCGGGAAAGGTGATCCTCTGTGTCAGCCGGGCAGCACAAAGCCCGCAGGAATGAAGGGAGTAGACCTTTCCTGCGGGCTTCGGCATTTTAAATTTTAGCAGGGGTTGACAGTATTATCAAGTCCGGTTTGCTCCGGTTCAGTCCGGACTTTTGATCTCCAGTCTTTTGATGGCCGCGCTGTGGCGCTGGAACATCTGGCTGCGGGAAATGCGGACGATGACCGCGATGTCCGGCCAGTCCTCCAGCAGGACATACCGCCGGAACAGGATCATGAAATCCACCTCATCGTCCAGCTGGCGGAACACCTCCATGATCTCGGCCCGGATGGCGTCGCACACGGCAGACTGCGCCTCAGCGGCCCGGCGGGCCTCGTCGATGCGTTCCACACTGCGGGGCAGAGCCTGTCCGTCGCCGCTGCCGCCCGGCACAGGAGAAAAGCGCTGGGTGGTGTGGGTGGCGTCGGTCTGTAGCGTGGCCAGCTCGTCCAGTTTGAGCAGCTCGAACCGCTTGGCTGTCCGGTACCGCCAGAGCCATGCCTTTTTCTCTTCGTAGGTCATTACAGTTCCTCCACCCGGACGAACACGCCGCAGGGGTCCGACCAGAATTTTTCCACGATCTCGCTGCACACCTGCGCGTCATCGGCCCAGAAGTGCAGGCGGGTCATCTCGTCCTTGAGGGCCTTTTCCAGATTGTCGGTGTCCGGCTTTGCGGTGCGCCAGCTGCCGTTTTTGCGGCCCTCGGCAGGGAAGCACCACTTGACCAGCAGACGCACCGGACGGCCTGCGGGGATGGGCTTTTCCGGCGCGTGGGGTGCCAGATGGGCGTGGAGCTTGGCACGGGTTTGTTTCAGTTCCGGGCTGTCGTGGAGCACCGCGTGCGGCTGCCCGCCCTTCATGTAGGCGTGCAGCTGTTTTGCATTGTGGGTAGTGGTGGGCGGCTGCATGGGGAGAAAGAATTGCATGTACATGGGGTTCACCTCGTTTTTCTTTTTTCTCAGGGTTCGCCAACGTGATGGGGAGGGTTCCCCGAATGGATGGGGGCTGTGGTCGCCCCATCCTTCGGGAGACCCCATCACAATTGCAGTTGCAGTTTTAGCTATTATATATAGGCTATTTTGCACTGCAAAATCTGCAGTCATAGCGGCTATAACTGCAAAATTGCAGTTTTTCGTGTCGTGCAAAATAGCGGCTATTTCTGCATTTTTACAACAAATTGTAATCGGACTTATTACGGTTTGTTTAACCTGCGCTGCCGGGCTCCTTGCGGCCCACTTTCTCGCCATCGATCCAGAAACGTCCGTCATCTTTCAGCCGCGTCTTGATGGTGCGGGGCTTCAGATCCATGTATTCAGCCAGCGCATAGACGGTAACTTCGCCGTCCATCATGCAGGCTTCAAAGGCGGTGTCCAGTTCGGCCTTTTTGTCCTTGGTCACCTTGCCTTTATCGCCCCAGCGCTTGGCGGCACCGCGGCTGCCCAGCGTTTTGAAATCGCTGTCCGGCTGCAGGTCCTCCAGCAGGCCGGTGTCCGGCTTGTGCACGGGGTAGTCGAACCAGAGGTTCACCGGGTCGAAGCGGGCAAACTCGCGCAGGGTGCCCTCGATGCGCCATGCGGTCATGCTGTCGGCCTGCTTCTGGGCGGCGGCCACTTCGGCATCGATGGCCCGCAGGTCGGCCATGCCAAGGTGTTCTTTGGCAACGGCCAGCATCCGGCTGCGGCTCAGGGTATCGTCCGGGCCGTAGGCATCCCCATGGCCGCGCTTGTCCAGCATGGCCTTGATGACCCGGCAGGCGGCTTTGTTATGGAGCTGTTCCCGGATGGCATCGGTGGGGGTGAGCTCGGTCATGTCCAGCATGGCATCCGGGTCGCGGGCGAACACGCCGGAGCCGGATGCGCGGTCCATGCTGCGCTTGCCGCCCTGGGCACCTTTGCTGTGGTGGTGGCAGTAGATCACGGCACAGTCCAGCGCACGGCACACAAGGTCGAACTGGTTGCAGAACTTTGCCATCTGGTCGGCACTGTTCTCGTCGCCGGTGATGACCTTATAAATGGGGTCGAGGATCACGGCGGTGTAGCCTTTTTTCTGGGCCCGGCGGATGAGCTTTGGGGCCAGCTTGTCCATAGGCACGGACGCGCCGCGCAGGTTCCAGATGTCAATGTTCCGCAGGTTCTGCGGGGGCAGGCCGAGGGCAGTGTACACGTCCTTGAAGCGGTGCAGGCAGGAGGCCCGGTCCAGCTCCAGATTGATGTACAGTACCTTGCCCTGTGCGCAGGAGAACCGGCCCAGCCACGGCCTGCCTTCGGCGATGGCGATGCACAGCTCGATGAGGGCAAAGCTCTTGCCCGCCTTGCTGGGGCCTGCCAGCAGCATCTTGTGGCCCTTGCGCAGCACCCCGGTGATGAGGGCATCGGCCAGCGGGGGCAGGCTCTCCCAGTCGTCGGCCAGACTCTCGGTCTCGGGCAGCTCGTCGGTCTCCGCTTCCAGCCAGTCCCGCCACTCGCCCCAGCAGGATTTCCCGATGTTCGTTTCCAGCAGGGTCTGCCGTTTGTCACCGCGCAGGATGCCGGGCATCCGGGAAAGGCGGGAAGGGTTGCGGTTCTGCTGGTCGATGGTCAGGCCGTTTTTCTGACAGGCGGCGTAGAGGTAATCCACCCGCCTGCGGTACTCGGCATAGTCCGGGGCATCCACCTTGACGATGGCGTGGACGCTCTTGCCGCCGGAGTAGACCAGCGCGGCACAGGGCAGTTCCAGCTGCTTGATGATGGCCTGCTGCTTGCCCAGCTCCATGTTGTCGCACTCCACGAGGGCATAGCGGTAGGCAGTAATATTGGCATCCTTGCGTCCGGTGCCGTCCACAGGGTTGAAGCAGATCCATGCACCTACTTCAGGATCACAGTCGCCCACCACCTTGCCGAGGTCACCGCCGCAGGCATCCAGCTCGGTGATGAGCTGCCCTGCGGTGCGGGTCCAGCTGCCTTTTACAGGGCGGCG